CGACAGCGCGACGCTGTACACCGGCGCTATCCTGTCCGTATACAGAGCGAGGAACCTCTAGTGCCAGGCAACTACGGACGCCTCACCATCCTCGAGGACGGCACCCCCTACTACGTCCCCGGCATGTACGCTCCAACGGAAATATGGTTCTGGGTGCTCGAGTACCTAAACCGAACGAACTAAGCCTCTCGTCGGGGCTTCCAGGTCATACAACACCTGCAGAGCTGCGCAGGAAAAGCCGGACAACTCTCGACTTCTAGGGGGCGAGAGCTAGATCCCTCCCCGACACCCCATTCCTTCCTCTAAAAAATGTTCTACAAAGCCAGGCCGCAGGATTCGTACTTCTACGACGAGTATTGCAAGGGCAAGTGGACTCTTTTTGATTTCCAATGTCCTATCGATTTCGGTTGGGATTTTCTCGCGCCGATCGACGGGATTGTGCAACGCATTCGTGAACTTGGAGGTGATAGGTCGATAGACCTCATCTGCTTCGGAGCGTTTCTTCAGCGGATAACGACTAGCGGAGGTGCTTCGGGGGATTTCACGGAAACCCCTCGAGCTATCGCATTGCCAACCGCTAAAAACGAAATCCAGTTCATCGGTCTCGTTTGGAAGGAAGACGGCGGAATCACCTACGTGGCTCTCAAAGAAAAATACGCGGCACTAGCCGAGACGATGCTGCAGGGTGAAACTCCATTGGGGAAGTTCACGGAGATCACCGTATGACTCTCGACGAACGCCTCCGCATCGCGCAGCATGACAACGAGCTCCGTGCCTTCCTCGACTATGAGCGACGCCTCAGCCTCGCCTACGCCCGCAGCAAAGATCCGCACCCTCGACGATGGCTGCGTCCGCATTCAGGTTGGAGAATACGTCGGGACGGTGAGCTCGATGCATCTTGTAGAACCGAAAATTAAGCAGCTAATGTCCTATTGGACGTTGAAAAACAATCTCAGTGACATCGATCAAGGATCTCAAATCTGATCACAAAAATGCTCGCAGGCGCACTGATCGTTCCGCCGAACTAATCAAGGAGTCCCTGCAGCGTTACGGCGCAGCCCGCTCGATCGTCATCGATGAGGACAACCGCATCCTCGCCGGCAACGGCACTATCGAGGGCGCTAAGGAGGCCGGCATCAACCGCATCCGCGTGATCGAGACCGACGGCGACGAAGTGATCGCTGTTCGCCGCACCGGCCTTACCGAAGAGCAAAAGGTCGGCCTTGCCCTCGCCGATAACCGCACCGCTGATCTCTCCGAGTGGGATCAGGAGATGCTGAACCGCCTCGGCGAGCAGCACGACATCTCCCTCTTCTTTTCGCAGGACGATCTCGACGGCATCCTCGAGACCGATGTCGAGCCCCTCCCCCCCGAAGATTTCGACGAGGTAGACGACGACATCACAACCGAGCACCGTTGCCCCTCCTGCGGGTACGAATGGAGCGGCAAGTCCTAGCTGGACGAACCGCCTGCGGCACCCCTACAATCCGTATACAGCAACCGGGAGCGTTCCCAATGCAAATCCGTCTAGTCCCCCCCTACAACCGTCGCGCCCCCAAGTGGTCGGTCGTCACCTTCGTGAAAGATCCGATCATGTGCGCATGGAAAGAAGAGAAGCGCAAACGCTTCCTCAACCCCGCCGAGGCTCGCGCCTTCGCTGAGTCCCTCGCCCTCGAGAACGACGCCGAACTGATCGAAGTCGCCCCGAGACGTTGAGAGACCTCCTGATTAGCCTCCTGGCTCCCCTGCCCCTCGATTTCGCCGTCGCGACGTCGGGGGGTCTTGATTCGTGCACTCTCGTCGCTGCTGCCGTCGCCGCAGGCAAGCGGCCTCGCATCGTCTCGTTCACCTTTGACGATTTCGAGTCGTCTGACTTCAAGCACGCTCGAGCGGTCGCCGATCACTTCGACCTCGACTTCGAGCCGGTCCTACTGCCCAGCGGTCAGAAAGAGATCATTCGCACGATCACCCGACTGATCAAGCAGTACAAGCTCAGCAAGAAGGCTCGGATCGAATGCGGCTTCCCTTTCTTCTACCTAGCCCGGCAACTCGAGGGGCAGACCCTCGTCACCGGCCTCGGAACCGACGGGCACTTCGGACTCTCGAAGAAAGCCATGATTCACTTCCGTGAGCCGCAGGAAAAATTCGACGAGTTCCGCAACGCCTACTTCGCGAACACCGACGCTGCCGGCAAGCTCTGCATCAAGCGGATCTGCTCGTCCTTTGACGTCGATCTCGTCAACCCTTATTTCGATCCGAAGGTCTTTCATGCCCTGCTCGGTCGATCATGGGACGAGCTCAACAAACCACGGCAGAAAGAGGTTTTGCGTGCGGCCTTTCCCGAGCTCGACTCCCTCAAGCTTCCGAAGCACACGAACCTGCAACTAGGTGACTCGCAGATCGCTGAGCGCCTCGGCGCAACCGCGATGCTCTACGTCCCCGGCTCCGTATCCGCGATCGGTGCCTACAACAAAATCCGCAAGCAGAAATGAAGCCGCCCTACAACGTCCCGTCAATGCGGGAGATCGAAGCAACGCCGTGGAACGGGTTCAAGGTCGCCTCGACCTTTTCAGGTTGCGGCGGCTCCTGCCTCGGTTACCGAATGGCGGGTTTCCGCGTCATCTACGCAAACGAGTTCATCCCTGAGGCTCAGCGGACCTACAAGACGAATCACCCCAACAGCTACCTCGACGGGTCGGACATCAGAACCCTGACCCCTGAGAAGCTCCTCGAGCGTGCCGGGCTTGAACGAGGCGAGCTTGATCTACTCGACGGATCACCGCCCTGTTCCGCCTTCTCGACCGCAGGACGACGTGAGGAAGGCTGGGGCAAGGTCAAGCAGTACAGCGACGGCGCGCAACGCGTTGATGACCTGTTCTACGAATACGCCCGAATCTTGAAAGGCGTGCAGCCGAAGGTTTTCGTTGCCGAGAACGTCAGCGGCCTCGTCAAAGGAACCGCCAAGGGTTACTTCAAGCGGATCCTGCAGGCTCTTCGCGATTGCGGGTACAACGTCAGATGCCGCGTCCTTGACGCTCGCTGGCTAGGCGTCCCGCAGATGAGGTCGCGGACGATCTTCGTCGGGGTTCGGAATGATCTCGGCCTCGAGCCCGCATACCCGAAGCCCTTCCCTTACGCCTACACCGTCGGCGAAGCCCTAACGCCTACCCCCGCAGATACGACCTCGAAGCAGCTAAACGAAGAGTCGGAGACCTACCGCTATTGGCTCCGAGCTAAGCCCGGCGAAACCCTCGGCGACGTCTGCCGACGGCTAACCGGCAAGACGAGCTTCCTGACTCACTACAAGCAATCACCGGACCGCCCGGCGAACGCGATCACTCAGGGCACGCAGCAGCTTTATCACTGGGCCGAGCCTCGGACCCTCACCCTCGGAGAGCTTCGCCGAATCGGCGGCTTCCCTGATGATTTCATCCTTACCGGCAGTTTTATTCAGCAGTGGGAACGTATCGGTCGTGCAGTTCCTCCGTTAATGATGGCGCAGGTTGCTAAAACTATTGAGCAAGAGATCTTGTCAAAAATCGGTGGAGATACCCGCTAGTTGGACATTTGAAACGCCGGATGTAGCAACCGGCTTTGATAATCACGTCCGCGAACAGCTTCCCTGGTACGACTTAGCAACCGCCGCGATCACTCACATCGCACGGCATTACATCCCGAAGGGCGGGCTGGTCTACGACATCGGTTGCGCTACCGGCAACATCGGTCGCAGCCTCGAGGCGACGCTCAAAGCTCGAGACGCCCGACTCGTCGGCATCGATCCTTCTGACGAGATGCGGAAGATTTACAACGCCCCGGGGATCTTCGTTTGCTCCCCGGCGGAGTCCTACGAATACGAGCCCTTTGACCTAGGCATCTCGTTCTTGACGTTGATGTTCGTCGAGCCGAGCAAGCGCCGTGACTACCTTCGGAGGCTCCTCGATAAGTGCCGACCCGGAGGCGCAATCATCATCTTTGACAAGCTCGAGACCGCGCACGGTTACTTCGGCACCGTGATGACTCGTTTAACCCTCGCGGGAAAATATGAGGCCGGTGTTAACGCTCAGGAGATAATCGAGAAGGAATTATCTCTTGCGGGAGTGCAAAGACCCATAACATTGGCTCAACTCCCCGGCGTCCCTTATCAGTGGTTCCGTTTCGGTGATTTCGCCGGTTACATCCTCGAGAAACCGATCTGATGTCTAAGTCAACGAAGATCGAAGTCGATATGCGGGTCAACCGAGTTGCCCGTCTCCTAGCGAACGGGGCCGTGCGCTCGGAGATCGTTCAATACTCTGCGAATGAGTGGGGGGTCTCGGATCGGCAGACAGACAACTACATCGCGAAGGCGAGAGAGCTGATCCGCGCTGACTGGGAGATCGACCGGCGCAGCTTCACTGCGGAGATCCTTGCCCAGCTTTCGAGCATTCAGAAAGAGGCCCGGAAGACCGGCAACCTCAGCGTCGCCTTAGGTTGCGTCAATCAAGCCGCGAAGGTCGCGCGGTTGTTTGAATGAGCATTCTGGCGTCAGTCCCGGGGGGCTCGATCCTTTCCGCTATCGAGTCCGCAACGCCTTTCACTGAGGCTGACCTGCGCGGATACGTTGACGGGCTAGCCGAGGGGCTCACGGGGCCTCAGCGTGAGGTGTGGGAGGCGAACAAGCGGTTCAAGCTGCTCTGCTCAGGTCGTCGTTTCGGCAAGACCTATCTCTGCATCACTCGGCTGATCTGCTGGGCGATGGAAAAGCCCGGAAGCCTGTGCTGGTACGTCACCGCGAACTATCGGATGGCGAAGCAGATCGCATGGCGTCAACTGAAGACGATGGCCCCCGAGGAGCTCGTCGTTAAACGGAACGAGTCGGACCTATCGATCGAGTTCGCTAACGGCAGCCTGATCGCTCTCCGGGGCGCGGATAACGAGGACAGCCTGCGGGGGGTCAGCCTTTCGGCGCTCGTCATCGATGAGGCCGCCTACGTCAAGCAGACGGCGTGGGAGATGGTCCTACGGCCCGCCCTATCGGATCAAAACGGCCCCGCCTGGTTTATTACTACCCCTGCCGGCCTGAACTGGTTTCACGATCTCTGGGAGCAGGCTCAGGAGCAAGCGGATTGGGACACCTTCTCGTTTACGACGATTCAAGGGGGGAACGTCTCAGCGGAAGAGATCGAGGCCGCGCGAAACACTCTCGATGAACGAACCTTTAGGCAAGAATATCTAGCGAGCTTTGAGACGCTCTCGGGTCGGGTTTATCCCGGCTTCACCGACGAGAACATCAGCGAAGACGTCAAGGACACCGGCGGGCCGATCTACTGGGGCACCGACTTCAACGTCAGCATCATGGCCGGCGTTCTCGGTAGCAGAGTCGGCGACACGCTTCATATCTGGGACGAGCTCGCCGTCAAGCAGTCGAATACCGACGAGGTCTGCGCGATGCTCCGCGCTCGGTTCCCTGATCGTCAGGTCATCGCCTACCCGGACCCGACGGGCTCAGCTCGTAAGACGTCCTCGGCGGGGCGTACCGACCACGACATCATCCGCCGCTTCGGCTTTAGCTGTATCAGCCCGAAGGCTCCTTGGGCCGTTAAAGACAAAATCAACGCCACGAACTGGATGATCAGAACGGCGAAAGGCAGCCTGCGTCTATTCGTACATCCCCGCTGTAAACACACAATCAAGGCTCTAAAAAACGTGACCTACAAGCAAGGCGCGGAAGACTATGTGATCGATAAGTCGGCAAACATCGAGCACTGGACTGACGGCCTCGGTTACTTAATCCTCGGCGCGTTTAATCCTCTGCACGAACGCGCTGGACGGGGCACTGGCATCAGGCTTTACTAAACTGATTGCGATGGGCGGGTTCTAGCTGTGTACTCAGGCTTTTCTGGTCGGCAACGCGTCGGCAACGTGACGACCGTCGAAAGCCCCAACACGGCTTACGTCAACATGGAGCCTCACTGGCTTCTTATCGAAGCGTTGTTGCAAGGAACTTACGGAATCAGAAAAGGTCACAGAAAATATCTTCCGCAGGAGCCGAGAGAGCTAGACGAGGCATACGACAACAGGCTGATGCGTTCAACGCTTGCGCCTTATTACGTCAGGCTCGAGCGGATGTTGGCGGGTATGTTGACCCGCAAGCCTGTACGCCTCGAAGACGTCAGCGACGTTGTCACTGAGCAACTCTTCGACGTTGACCTGCAAGGCAACGATCTCAACGTGTGGACCTACGAAACCGCACGGAAATGTATTCGTTACGGACACGTCGGCGTTTTAGTTGACGCGCCGAAGGCGGGCGAGAACGGGCGGCCCTACTGGGTAGCCGTGACGCCAAGAGACATCCTCGGCTGGCGGAGCGAGGTCAAGGACGGCCGGCAGCAGCTTACTCAGTTGCGGCTGATGGAAGAGATCACCGTGCCCGACGGTCTCTACGGCGAGAAGCAGGTGCAGCAGGTTCGGGTACTTACCCCCGGCGCTTTCGAGATTCATCAGAAGGATAAGAAAGGGGACTTTGTTCTGATCGATGAGGGCCGCACGAGCCTCAGCGAGATCCCGTTCGCTGTCGCCTACTCGAACCGCGTCGGCGTTCTCGAGTCACGCCCGCCGCTCTCTGACATCGCTGAGTTGAACCTCAAGGCGTATCAGGTGCAGTCTGATCTCGATAATCAGCTCCATATCAGCGCCGTTCCGATGCTCGCCATCTACGGCTTCCCGCAGTCGGCAGAGGAGATCAGCGCCGGGCCAGGAGAGGCGATGGCGCTCCCTGAGTCAGCGCGGGCCGAATATATCGAGCCAGGCGGAAACAGCTACAACGCACAGTTTCAGCGGCTTGATCAGATCGCAGGTCAGATTAATGAATTAGGCCTCGCTGCCGTTCTCGGTCAGAAGCTCAGCGCAGAGACGGCGGAGGCGAAGAAGATCGACCGGAGTCAGGGCGACAGCACAATGATGGTCATCGCTCAGCAGATGCAGGATCTGATCGATAACTGCCTGTCATTCCACGCGCAGTACATGCAGCAGTCTCAGGTCGGCAGCAGCTTCGTTAATCGTGACTTCCTCGGTCAGCGTCTCGAGCCGCAAGAGATTCAGTCCCTGTTGCAGCTCTATACCGCAGGAACGATTACGCAGGAAACGCTCCTGAATCAGCTCTCTGCCGGTGAGGTTCTCGGCGACGAGTTCGACGTCGAGGAGGAGATCGAGGCGACGCAGACCGGCGGCCTGATCGAGATGCAGCAACCTGAGCCCGAGCCTGCGCCGGAAGAAGAGGCCACAATGCCAAAAGCAGAGCCGGAGGCAGAAGAAGATGAGCTGGCTGGATAAGTTGCGAAAGCGCGGGCAAGAAGAGCCGATCAATCGACTCCTGTTCTTTACGAAACAAGAGCTGACAGAGCAGAGCTATGCGGTGATCAGAATCACCTGGTACATCGACGGTCAAATCGCCGGTGTCTCAGAGACCTCGATCGGCTTATACGACCAAGATGTCATCGCTGAGTTTTCTGATCTAGTCGGGAACGCTTTACGCGCCGGTTGTGACGTTTCGGTCGCTTGTATTGATGACCCGCAATATCTGGGCATCTATGACTCATGAGCACGCCGTCGGAGCTTTACCGCAATGCGATCGACCTCAATCGATTTAGCAACAGCGTTGCCAAGCGAGTTGCTGTTGCATACAACGATCTTGTTCTGGATTCTGTTGATCAGCTTCGTGGCATCGATGAGCTTGCTGCGCCTGCAAAGGCTGCACGGCTTCGGGCGATCCTCGCGCAGCTAAAGGAGTCCTTAGAGGGCTGGGCGGGAGCAAGCACGCTGTCGGTCGTCGAGGATCTACAGGGCTTAGCCGTTCTTCAGAGTGAGTTTGTGACGAACGAGCTAAGGCAGGCTCTGCCGATCGAACTTCGAGAGCAGATCCGCAGTATTCAGATCAGCCCGCAATTTGCTCAATCAGTCGCAACAATAGACCCAACTGAGATTAACGTTGTTTCTCTTAGCGACGACCTACAGGCCGCCGTCACCGGAGCGCCGCAAACGTTCAGCCTGACCGCCGCGCAGGGAACGACCGTCACCCTCCCGAACGGGAAAGTGCTTGAGAAGTCTTTCCGGGGCCTCGCTGAATCGCAGGCCGATCTATTCGCTAAGACCGTTCGCAACGGCCTACTTACCGGCGAATCAACCGACAAGATCGCTCGAAGGCTCAAGGGTCGTTTGCGTTTCGGTCAGCCGGGAAGCCTGCGGCAGATCGCACAGGCCGGAGGCGAGATCACTGCCGTCGCTAATAATCAGGTGATGGCGTTGATCCGGACGAGCATCAATCAGGTCGCGAACGAAACGAGTCAGCAGGTCTACCGGGCGAATCAGGACATAACGAAACGTTATCGATACGTCGCGACGCTCGACAGCCGAACTTCCCCGATCTGCCGGTCTCTTGACGGTCGCCTGTTTGAGTACGGCAAAGGGCCTACCCCGCCGCAACATTTCAACTGCCGATCTACAACCGTGCCAATCATTGATTACAGCGGTCTTGGGATCTCGCGGCCCCCGCAGACGGAACTCCGCCGACCTAATACGGCGTTCGGTCCTTCCCGGGTCAGACGCGGCGATACGGTCCCGAGCAATCAGACTTACGGCGAGTGGCTTGATAAGCAGCCCAAGGAAGTCAAGGCCGATGTCCTTGGTGCGTCTAAGGTCCCGTACTTCAACCGACTGTCTGAAAAGTTCGGCCCGACAGTCGCGATCCGGAAGTTTGTAAGTCAAGACGGCACAGAGCTAACGTTAGAGCAGCTCAAGCGTCGTTATCCCGATGTCTCTTCCAGCTAAATACCAGTTCAAAGCGCAAGGCGCTGAGGACAAGCCGAAGGCGACGGCTAAGAAGAAAACCGCTAAAAAGGACGCAGTAAAGGAGGCTGACTGATGCCTAGCGGACCTGGCACCTACGGCTCAAAAATGGGCCGTCCCCCTAAGGAGAAAAAGAAGAAGGGCGGCAAGAAAAAGTAATGGCACGGAAGCAGCGGCGAGTTCCGAAGGACAAGGCCACCGGCCTGCCTAAGAAGTACCTCTCAGGTGCGCGGAACCGCTCTGCCAAGGCCCGTGAGATCAAGCGAACTGCCGAGGCCTACAAGGCTGGCGAGTTCATCGACATCAAAGCTGTTTCCGCATCGAGGACCAAGCAAGGTGGCACCAAAAAGAAAACCACTAAGCGCCGCAACAAAAAAGTCTCTAAAAGAAAAGGCTGAGAAGTCCAAGTTCTTTTATGGCGAGTTGGCTGCGGTCTACCGCAAGGGCCAAGGTGCTTATCTCTCCAGCGGATCGCGGAACGTGCCGATGGCGGCCTGGGCCATGGGCCGCGTTAACAGCTATATGCGAGGCGACAAGGCACGGACGGCAGATGCTGCGATCTACGCTCGCTACAACAAAAAGCGATGAAGCTGACAACCCGCCAAAAGAACGCTTTGAAGCGGCACCAAGAGGCGCACGGCCACACCAAGGCGCACATGGACTTTATGAAGCGCAAGATGCGTGAGGGCATGAGCTTCACCAAGGCGCACCGCCTGGCTATGAGCAAGAAAGGCAAATGAGCATCAAACGCGGTGGCCATACGTTTACGGGCTATGACAAGCCCATCCGCACGCCGAATCATCCGAGCGGTAAGTCTCACGCTGTCGTCATTAACCAAGGCGGCAAGCCGAGGCTCATTAGGTTCGGCCAGCAGGGTGCTAAAACGAAACGTCCGCGCAAAGGTGAGAGCGCTGCGGATAAAGCTAAGCGTGCGTCGTTCAAGGCACGCCACGCGAAGAACATCGCGAAGGGTAAAACATCTGCCGCATTTTGGGCTGACAAGGTGAAATGGTCCTGAGGCAGTTACCATAGGGCGGCAATTAACCCTGCGGGTTATTCATGGCCGATGAAACTAATCGTCAGGAGCCTGCGGCTTTTGATGCGTCTCAAGAAATCGATCAACTGCAAAAAAGGTTGCAGGCGATGGATCGAAAAAATGCAGAGCTTCTCGATGAGTACAAAAAAGCTGTAGAGAAATCCAAAGCTGTTCCTGATGGCGTTGATATTCAGGAGCTACTGGACTTCAAAGCTAAGGCAGAACAAGCAGACCTGGAGAAACAAGGCAAGTACACCGAAGCAAGACAGGCTCTGGAGCAGCAGTTCCGTGAGGCGACGGAAGAGAAGGACAAGCGCATCGCGGAGCTAGAGGCACGCGTGCGTGAGCTTGAGCTAATCGCCCCGGCTAACAACGCACTCGCTGACGTTGTGCATGATCCGAGCATCGTGTTCAAGGCTCAACTGCTGAACCCGAATCAGATCGAGCGAGAGGCCGACGGCACTGTCGTAGTCGTCAACGGTTACGAGCGCAAACCGATCGGCGAATGGGCGAAGACTTTGCCGAGCTATATGCAGAAAGCTCCGAAGCCCGTCGGAACTGGTGCCCCTTCAGGGCGAAGCGCAGGCGGCGATATTCCCCCGGGGACAAAGAATCCCTTCGCCAAAGAGTCCTACAACCTCACAGAACAGTCCCGGCTATATCGCACGGATCGGGATATGTATGAGAGGTTGAAAGCTGCTGCTAACCGTTAATATGAAAAGAACCGGCTGCGCTGGTTAGGGCTGCGCCCAAACCGTAAACATCTTTTTTTGAGGATCTGTCATGGCGACTCTTCGCTCTGACATCATCATCCCAGAGGTATTTACGCCTTATGTCATTGAGCAAACCACTCAGCGTGATGCCTTCCTGGCTAGCGGTGTGGTGCAGCCAATGGCGGAGCTAAATGCCGCTGAAGATGGTGGTGATTTCGTACAAGTGCCTTTCTATAAGGCAAACCTGTCAGGCGATTTTGAGCGTCTGACGGATAGCTCTTCGCTGACTCCCGGCAAGATCAGTGCAGACAAGCAGGTTGCTGCTGTCCTGCATCGTGGTCGTGCATTCGAGTCCCGTGACCTGGCTGCCTTGGCTGCCGGCTCTGACCCGATGGCTGCGATCGGCAACAAGATTGCTGACTACATCGCTAACCAGCGCCAGAAGGATCTGTTGTCCTGCCTGGCCGGTATTTTCGGTGCTGTCGGTGATACCAGCTCCGCATCTTTCGCAGCCCTTGCTGTTGACGGTGCTTCTGGTGACAGCCCGACTCAGCTCACCGCACGTCAGATTGTTGAAGGTCAATCCCTGCTGGGTGATCAAGGCGACAAGCTGGCTGCAATCGTTGTGCACCCCAAGGTGTATTACGACCTTAAGGAGCGCCGTGCCCTTGACATGATCTACGACGATGCAGGTCAGCCTGACACCGCCGCAGCTCAAGGCTCACTGGCGAACGCCTTCGGTCCCGTTGCCGTCCCAACTTTCATGGGAATGCGCGTAATTGTGTCTGCTGATGTGCAGACCGCTGGCTCCGGTGCGACTACCGAGTACGCCAGCTACATGTTCACTCAGGGTGCCGTCGGCTCCGGTGAGCAACTCGGCCTCCAAACTGAGACCGACCGCGACATCCTTGCCAAGAGCGATGCGATGTCGATCGATCTGCACTACGTGTACCACCCGATCGGTTCTTCGTTCTCTACTTCCGTTTCCAACCCGACTCGGGCACAACTGGAAACCGTGGGTAACTGGACAAAGGTGTACGAGACCAACAACATTGGCATCGTGCGGATTACCACCACCAGCGCACTCGACTGAGGAGGTAACTAACCATGGCATCCATTTTTGAGGCAACAGCGGGCAAACTGATTGGCCCGACTACTGGCGGCACTGTGACCCAGGCCACCAATAAGACCACTGGCGTGACGCTTAACGCGGCATCCGGTCAAATCACCATGAACGGCGCAGAACTTGCTGGTGCCGCTGAAGCCACCTTCACGGTAACTAACAGCGAAGTCAGCAGCACTGACGTTGTTGTGGTCAACCACAGCTCTGCCGGAACTGCCGGTTCTTATCTCGTTCAAGCCAACAGCATTGCTGACGGCTCGTTCGCGATCACCGTGGCTAACGTTGGCTCTACCGCCAGCGAAGCCATCGTGCTGAGCTTCGTGGCTCTGAAGGGCGCTAGCTCCTGATGGGTCTCTTCGCCTTTAGGCGGATGAAGGAACGTGAGGCTGCTGCACAAGCGGCGGCCTCCGCTTCTAAAAAGCCGACCAAAAAGACTTCTACTGTGACGCCCGATGGCAGTAACAATCGACGCAACAGCGGGCGGCGCAAACGCCAACAGCTACATAACGCTGACTGAGGCGAACACGTTCGTCGAGGCGATGATTGAGTCCACTGATGTGGGCAAATGGAGCACCGGCAATGACGATTCACGCAACCGCGCTTTGACAGCTGCGGCTGAACGTTTGGACCGCGAGAGATTTTTAGGCGCACGCGCCACCGATACGCAAGCAAGGCAATGGCCGCGTACTGGCGTGCGAAAGCCCGACACCTACGTCAACACTTACGCAACCGGGTTTCCGTTTCGTATCTCTGAGGATTACTTCACCGACGAAGAGATCCCGGATCAGATTAAGCGGGCTCAGATCGAGCTTGCTGTCTACCTGAAGAACAATACGGACGGCATCAGCTTGAGCGGCCTGAACGACTTCAAGAACGTGAAGATCGGCAGCCTTGATGTCACGCCTGATAAGTCCGGCGCTGTTGGTGCTGATCACGTTCCGCCGATGTTTGAAAGGTACTTAACGGGTCTTAGAATTAGTGGACCAGGCAACATCGCTATCAAACGGAGCTGACCATGTACGCAGATCTTTCAGGCGGCTTCGAGTTCATCTCTGATACTGCTGCCCACACCGGCAGGTTCAGCAAGGTGTACTTCAAGGAAGACACTGTGATCAGCGCGATCACGGTGAAGAATGCAACCGGCAACAGCTTGGCCGGTGAGACCTTTGTGGCTGACACCTACATCTGCGGAATTATTACAAGCATCACGCTGACCAGTGGCGCTTGCATTGCCTATAACCTCTGATGGCACTTGCTGATTCACTGGCACGGGTTGCAAGCAATGTGCTGAAGCAGTTCGGCGGTGATGTGACAGTTCGTATCGTCACGGCTGGCAGCTACAACACCACAACCGGCGCAATTACGGAAAGCGAAAGCGACACAACGGTTCCAGGCATCCTTGAGGATGTGAACCTGCGCGAGGTGAATGAGCTGGTGCAGGCTGGTGACAAGCGTCTAACGGTTGCCGCTGATGACCTTGCCACCGCGCCTGAGACGAAGGATCGCGTCGTTATTGGCAGCGTTGTTCATCAGATCATCCGTGTGGAGACAACGGAGCAGGACAACACTGCGATCATTCATGAGCTGATCCTGAGGGCGTAACGATGGCACGCGAGATCCCGCTGGACCGAATCGGTGACTACTACCGGGAGAGCATCCGGATCTTGGTTGCGGCTACGACGCTTGAGGCCGAGAAGCGCCTGAAAGAAAAGACGCCTGTCCGCGTTGTTTACGAAGGGGAGCCCAAAGGCGGCGGTCGATTGCGAAACGCCTGGCAGTCTGATCCTGCGAAAGGCGAAGTAATCAACAACGTTGAATATGCCGAGCCGGTTGTCTATGGAACGAACCTGCCGCCATCTTGGAAGGGCGAATACAGGACGCGGCAGAACACGGTCCCCGGCTTCCCTGACCTCATCGCCAAAGAGCTTGAGTCATGGGTGAAGCGCGAGTACAACAAGATTGCGAACAGGTGACGCATGGCTGCTGCTGATCTCAACTCCATCAGGGCCACGATCGAAGGCAGGCTTGCCACTGAGCTTGCTAACAGCCCGGCCATCCCTGTTGTCTTCCACAACATGGCGTATGAGCCGACGCCGAACAGCTCATGGGTGCAATGTCTAACGACCTTTGGGGCCAACGAATATCTAGGTCAAGGCCTGACAACTAACTCTCAAAACCGGATTGTCGGCCTTGTCGTGATGAACATATTTTCCGGCAAAGGCGTAGGCCCTGGAGCCAACCTTGTCATTGGTAAACGCATTCGGGATTTGTATAATCGAGTTATCGTGTCGGGGGTTTACTTCGACGCTCCTTCTGGCCCAGAGGCTCTGGCTTCGCCAAGTCCCGAGGGTTACTTCCAAACTCAGGTCCGTGTGACCTTTGAATTTATCGAGGAACTCTGACCATGGCCGTCCTTCGCGGAGAACAAGGCGCAGTCCAGTTTGACGCCGCAGGCTCAAGCAACGCCACAATCGTCGGCACCCGTAGCTGGAGCCTTTCAACAACTAAGGAAACTCTGGACGTCTCCAAGCATGGCGACACCTTCCGCAGTTTCGTTGGCAGCATGATTAGCGGCTCTGGCACTGTTGAGCTGGTCTATGACCCTGACGCCACCGGCCAAGCTGCTTTCCTCGAAGACGTTCTGACCACTGCAGATCCTGCAGACGCGACGTTTGAATTGTTCACAACCGGCACCACATCTGGATCCGACTCTGTGAGCTTCGCCGGAATCATCACCGACATGGAGATCACTTCAACTGTTGGTGAGATTGATATTGTCACCTGCAACTTCATCACCAGCGGCACCATCACCGGCAACCTTGAGTGATAAGGCTATAGTTTAAGCGGCAAAAGTGTCGCTTAAATGCCTGCATCAAATCGAACCGTTGATCTGCTGGTTGGGGCGTTTGACCTCAACCAGCGCCGCAAGTTTGAGCTGAAGAACGGCGACGGCAAAAAGATTGTCGATCTGTACTTCAAGCCAATCACGCGAGCAGACCGAAAGAAAGCTTCTGCCCTCGCCGGGACTGATGAGGCGTTAGACATCAGCACGCAAATGCTGTGTCAGGTTGCTGAGCTGGAAGATGGCACGAAAGCCTTTGCCTCTGCTGATGCGAATAAGCTTCAGCGTCAGTTGCCCGAGTCTGTGCTGAATGAAATTGAGCTGTTCTTGTTTGGCGTTGCGGACGATAGCGGCGACATCGACGACGTAAAAAACGACTGAAGCAGGACAAGTGGACTTACTTTGAGTTCTTCTTGGCCTGCGAACTTGGAATGACTGTTAGCAGGCTTCGCACGGAACTGACCGATGCGGAGCTGCTGCACTTCGCGGCGTTTTACTCGTTAAAAGGAGAAGAGGAGGAAAAAGTAATGGAGCGCGCAAAGCAGAGACGGCGGTAAGATTGACTTATCGCCGGGTGGCTTGTGGCTGAATCCGTCCTCAGGTTTAGGGTCGAAACTGCCGACGCAAACCGCAAGGTTGCGAAGCTTGAGGAGCAGGTCCGCAAACTTGAGGTTGCATTAAAGAAAAGCGGCGGCACGTCTAGAAGTGCGGCCACAGGAATGAAGGCCTTTCAGCAAGGAGCTGGGGCGGCAGGTGTAAGCGCGAAGGCTTTGGGTGTTGCGGTCAAGGGCATCCTTGGCCCGTTGTCTTTAGTTGCAACAGCGGCAGGGGCTGTCGTTGCCGGGTTCAAAGGTTTTGTTGAGGCAGATAAGTCGAGGGCTGCCGTCAGGACTCTTGGCGTCGATGTAAAGACGCTTGAGGGTCAGCTCGTCGGCGTTGTCGCCAGAACAGGTGGATTAGCAAGCACTAACGAGCTTCTTGCCGCTTCTTATGACGTGGCCTCTGCTGGCTTCAGTAAGGCGGCAGACATCACCAAGATCCTTGAGGCGTCATTACTAGGTGCGGTCGGCGGCATGACCGACATCGGCACAGTTTCCGACGCCGCGACAAGCGTGATGAACGCTTTTGGCTTGACGACCGATAGCGTCAGCAAGATTGTTGACGGCTTCGTTCAGACGCAAAACGACGGCAAAATTGTTGTCGGTCAGTACGCAAGCCAGATCGGTCGTGTCGCACCGATCGCAGCTGCTGCGGGTGTTGGTATTGATGAACTGAATGCAGCGATCTCAACCGTTACTGCTCAAGGTGTTCCGGTTGAAAGTACGTTTGCAGGCATCAACCAAGTTATCGCGTCAACGGTCAAACCAACTGCTGAGGCGGCTAAGGCGGCGAAACGATTAGGCCTGGACTTCAGCAGTGCCGCGATCAAGACCAAGGGATTCGGCGGATTCCTAGAGGATGTAATTCAAAAGACAGGCGGCAGCGAGGTAGAGATCACCAAGCTGTTTAGCTCTGTCGATGCTCTAAAGGCATTGATGCCTTTGATCAATGATGATCTTGTCACGTTTAACAAGAACCTTGCAAATCAAAAGAACGCAACAGGTGCCGCCAAAGATGCTGCCGACATCATGGGCAGCACGGTGTCGTCTCAGCTAAGCCAGATTGTTAACAACGTTATGACGCTCGTAAGGGCGTTAGATCAAATTCTTGGGCCTGCAATCAGTGCGTTGCTTGGCCCGATAAACACAGTTCTCACTGCAGCAACATCGGCGGTGGCGGAGCTGACCAAGATGTTCCAAATGAATCGCGCAAGAACACAAGCGCGAAAGGAACTAGGCGGGACGATGGGCCGTGGAACTACGAAGGCAGATCCTGCGGCGGTTGAAGCTCGTGCGGCAGAGATTTTTGAAAATGCTCAAGCGGCATCAGCAGTTAAGCAGGCTGCTAAAACGCCTGTTACGAATCAGATCTTGCCGACAGGAGGAGGTCTAGCCGGAGGCGGCAAGGAAAGGGTCGATATGTCCGCAAAGATGCTAGACCTTAGCAATCAACTGCGAGCTGCACAGGAAGGTGAACAGCAACGTTTAGCGGCAACCTTAAAGCTAATGCTCGAAAAGCAGAAGCTCTCAGAGAGTGAACTGTTGCCTAGAGAAAAAGAAAATAAGCTGGCAGAAGCAACACATAGGTTCAGGCAAGAAATTCTAAAAATTGATCAACAGGCGTCTGAGCAGGCTACTAAAGACGCTGAAAACAGGAGCAAAGCACTTCTACCTTTGCAGCAGGAAATCGAGATGCTGACTGCAAAACTTCAAGGTAAAGGAGAAGAAAAACTTGTAGAGCAAGAGATTCTTGCCATCAAAGCAAAAGCCGCAGGCCTGACAGACGACGAAGTGAAAGCCCTTATTGAAAAAAGAAATCTTTTGCGAGAAGAGGTTAAGATGGCTGATGATATTGACAACCTTTACAAAGGTATTGGCAATTCAATTAAATCGGGTGTCACTGATGCAATCACGGGAGCTATTGACGGCACTAAGACTCTCGGCGAGGCAGCCAGCAGCATTCTCAGCAACATCGGCAATCAGTTGATCTCGTTCGGCCTTGACAGCATTTTCGGAGGCCTTGGTGGTGGTGGCGGATTCCTCGGCAAGCTGTTTGGTAGGGCAAACGGTGGCACCGTTCAGGGCGGGCGCTCTTACGTCGTGGGAGAGAAAGGCCCCGAACTGTTCACGCCCGGACGAACTGGCAGCATTGCTCCTAACAGTGCGTTAGGCGGCAACATCAGCGTGAACGTCAACGTAGATGCCTCAGGCTCTGCAGTTCAGGGTGACGGCAACGAAGGCGCTCAGCTCGGCAAGGCAATCGGGGCTGCGGTACAACAGGAGTTGATGAAACAGAAACGGCCTGGTGGCCTTCTCGCTGGCGTCTAATGGCTACTTTCCCGAGCATCACCCCTACCTACGGGCAGGTCAAAACAAGCAAGCCGAACACCCGTAGGGTCGTCTTCGGGGATGGCTACGAAAGCCGCGTGATTTTCGGCTTGAACCAAAACCCGAAGGCTTATCAGCTGACCTTTGAAGTATCCGAAACGGACGCAGACACGATTGAAACTTTCTTGGATGCGCGTGCCGTAGATAGCGACGCTTTTGATTTCACGCCGCCCGGTGAGGCCTCTAGCTCGAAGTTTGTTTGTGAAAGCTGGAGCAAGTCGATCCCCTACCTAAACCGTGCCACGATCTCAGCAACATTCCGCCAGGTATTTGAACCCTGATGGCTTACACCGCATGGGCTGCTAGCACCGCGTTTTCCGTTGGCGATGTCCGACGGGCGACAACTGTGCAGGCCTCTGGCCTTGTTTTCAAATGCACGACCGCTGGCACTTCGGGCAGCTCTGAGCCTTCGTGGGCCACGGATATTGGTAACACGGTCAACGACAACACCGTTGTCTGGACTGCGATTAGCAGCGTTTACGAGGAGCTGAGTGTTCTAGCTCCGAGCGCAATTATTGAAATGTTTGAGCTGCATCTCGACAATACGCTGCACGGAAGCACTGATGTTTACCGCTGGCATTCAGGCGTCAATGAACAGGTCACGGGAAACATTGTGTGGAACGGCAACACCTATTCAAGGATTCCAATTCAGGCGCAGGGCTTTGAGTTCAGGAATACAGGAACGCTGCCTAGGCCGACCTTGACCGTTGCAAATACTGACAGCTCCGTCACAACCATTCTGATCTTGGTGAACGCGACCACAACCGGCAACGACTTGGCCGGTGCAGAGGTTAGGAGAATCAGGACGCTGAAAAAGTTTCTTGATGCCGCCAACTTCTCAGGCGGCAACTCAGACGCAGACCCTTACGCTTCAATGCCTGAGGAGCGTTACTTTATCGACAGGAAGACCTCAGAGAGCCGTGAGGCTGTTGTCTTTGAGCTTGCCAGCAAGTTTGACCTAGCCGGGCAAAAAATCCCCAAGCGACAGTGCATCGCCAACGTCTGCCAGTGGGAGTACCGCAGCAGCGAATGCAGCTACACCGGCAGCAATTATTTCGACATCAACGACAACACTGCGGCAACCCTCGCGGATGATGTCTGCGGCAAGCGGTTGAGTTCCTGCAAGCTGCGGTTCGGCTCAGCAGGTGAGTTGCCTTTTGGTTCATTCCCTGGTGTTGGCTTGACGCAATGAGTCTGCCGCCGACGATTAAAAAACAGATCCTTGTTCATTCGGTTGACAGCTATCCGAATGAATGTTGCGGCCTGATCATCGTGGTCAAGGGCAGGAAACGCTATCGGCCTTGCAAGAACTTGGCTGAGACCCCTGATGAGCACTTCATCATTGACCCGCTGGACTATGCAGCGGCAGAGGATCTAGGCGAAGTGGTCGCTGTCGTTCATTCCCATCCGAAGTCAAACCCGGCGCCATCACAGGCTGACCGCGTGGCCTGTGAGAAATCAGGGCTGCCCTGGCACATCGTCAACCCGTTGACCGAACAATGGGGATACTGCGAACCCGAAGGTTTTGAGCTGCCCTATGTAGGCCGTGAGTTTTCGTTTGGCATCGTGGACTGTTGGACCTTGGTTCGCGATTACTATCAGCGGGAGTATGAAATCGCTCTGCATGACTACGACCGCCGGGATGGCTTTTGGCTGCGTGGAGAGAACATGTATGTGGACAACCTGCCGAACGAAGGGTTCCACCCCATCCCTGTTGATGATGTGCAGCCGGGAGATCTAATCCTGATGCAGCTTGTTTCCCCGTTGCCGAATCACGCGGCGATTTACTTGGGTGATCAAATCATCCTGCACCACATTCAAAATCGTCTGTCTTCTCGCGATGTCTACGGCAGGGGATACTATGCAAACAACACGGTTAGCGGTTACAGGCATGAAGACCGTTAAAGTTTACGGCAAGCTTCGCGAGCTGCTGGGGCAATGCCGCTTTGAGCTGAACGTCAGCACCCCGGCGCAGGCGTTCAAGGCGTTGCTGATCAACTTCCCGCAGCTTGAGCGTTTCATTCTTGATTCAGAAAAAGACGGCGTGAGCTATCGAATGATGGTTGGCCGTCAGCACATTGGTGAGCAAAACTTTGGGGATCTGGCCTTGCCGTTTGGTGAGCGCGAGGTGTTCAGCATTGCACCAGCGATTGCAGGCGCAGGCGGCAACTTTGAACGGATCTTGCTAGGTGCTGGCTTGATCGGTGCATCGTTCTTGTTCCCTGGTGCTGGCTTGTTCGGTGGGGCGGCTGGCGTGACCTTTACCGGAACTGCAGCAACTTTGGCGACCGTCGGCACAGGCTTGAGTGCTATCGGTGCTGGCTTGGTTTTGGGCGGGGTGGCTGAAATGATTTCACCAACCCCACAGCCACAGCAAAGGAAAGAAGCAGAGCAGCTGGAGTCCTTCACCTTTAGCGGGATCGTGAACATCTCTAGGCAGGGGATCCCTGTTCCTGTTGTCCTTGGTCGCGCCTACGCTGGCAGCGTGGTGATCTCTAGCGGTCTAGACGTTGTCTGATGGTTGTTATCCGTGGGGCTGGCAAGGGTGGCGGTGGTGGCGGCTCACCACGAGTCCCTGAAGAGGAAGATGATTCGCTGTCATCGGTACAGTTTGCCTCGGTTCTAGATGCGATCAGCGAAGGTGAGATTGATGGCATTGAGGGCGGTGCTAAAGGTGTTTATTTAGACGGGACGCCCCTTCAAGATGCTGCGGGACGCGATAACTTCACCGGCTACACGCTTACTACTAGGAACGGCACTCAGGCGCAGTCATACATTTCAGACCGTGCAGGGGTAGAGAGCGAAAAAAACGTAGGCCTTGCGGTTGTAAAAGCAACGCCAATTACAAGGCAGATAATAGATACTGAGGTTGATCGTGTTCGAGTAACACTACAAATTCCTGCGCTTCAAGTCGTTGAAGATGACGGAGACATCAGAGGAACAAGCGTAAACATACAGATCCAAGTTCAATACAACAGCGGCGGCTTCACAACCGTTGTTGATGACACTATTAACGGTAAGAGCAGTAGTGCCTACCAAAGGGACTACATGATCACTTTGACCGGCGCGTTCCCGGTTGACATCAAGGTTGTCAGGGTTACGGATGATTCAACATCACAGCGTCTAGCAAACGGAACTAACTGGTCAAGCTATACGGAAATCATTGACGAGAAACTGCGCTATCCGAACACTGCTCTGTCTTTCTTGAAGCTTGATTCTAGGCAATTTCAAAATATCCCTAGTCGCAAGTTTTTAGTTCGAGGAGTCAAAGTCAAGATCCCGCACAATGCAACTGTAGATACAACAACACATATCGGCCGGATTGCATATAGCGGATTGTTCAACGGCACGTTGGGCGCTGCAACCTGGACTAATGATCCAGCCTGGCTGCTTTACGCATTGTTGACGGACACCCGCTGGGGGGCTGGCATCCCTGAGGCGAATTTAGATGTCTTTGATTTCTACAACGTCTCGACATACTGCAACGCCTTGGTTCCTGATGGCAGAGGGGGGCTGGAACCTAGGTTCTCTTGCAACATGGTTATCAACACTCGCAAGGAGGTTTACAACGCGATTCAAGAGCTAAGCAGCTTGTTTAGAGGGATTGCTTTTTACGGCGCTGGTTCTTTGGTTCTCAACCAAGACAAACCGACAGATTCCCGCTATCAACTAGGCCCGAGCAATGTGATTGGTGGTGATTTTGTGTATGCAGGTTCTGCGCTGAAGGCCCGGCACACCTGCGCCACTGTTGCTTATCAAAGTTATGAACAGTTGGGGGAGGTCTCGTTTGAATATGTTGAGTTGCAAGATCAGGTCGCAAAGTATGGAGTCGTTAATAAAGACGTGCGGGCCATTGGTTGTTATTCCCAGGGGCAAGCGCACAGGCTCGGTAAATGGCTTTTGCTTACTGAAAGCAAACTGACTCAGACCGTCAGCTTCGCCGTTGCAGCAGACAGCGGCTTAGTGCTGAGGCCTGGCGTTGTTGTAGACATCGCGGATCCGGTCAAGGCTGGCACCAGACGCAGCGGTCGGATTAGTTCCGCAACGGTCAGCACAATCACTGTCGATAGCAGCTCAGATTTAAGTGTGAACCTGGCAAGCTCGCCAACGATTGCGGCGATGATGCCTGATGGCTTAGTCGAAACACGAACGATCAGCGCAATCAGCGACCGGGTTATCACTGTCAGCGAAGATTTTTCGCAAGCTCCTAAAGCGCAATCTGTTTACCTGATTCAAACGACAGACGTTCAGTCAAATCAATTTAGGATTTTAAGCGTTACTGAATCAGATGATTCTACGCTTGCAATATCGGCTGTTGAATACAACGAAAGCATTTACGCAGCGGTTGAACAAGATCTGAAGTTTACGGGCAGAGATATCACAAACCTTTCAGAAACTCCCAATGCTGTTGAGGGCATCACCGGAACAGAGTTTCTATATCAAGAAGGGCAAACCGTTCATACTGGATTCGACCTGAGCTGGAATCATGATCGCCTTAATACGACCGATTACATCGTCAAATACAGGCTAGATAATGACAATTATGTAGTTCTCAACCCAAGCGCAACCTCTGCAACGCTCAGGGCACTAAAGGCCGGAACATTAGAAGTTGAAGTTGTTGCGCGTAACTTCACCGGCAAGCAGAGCAGAATCGCAAAGGCAAGTTTTGAGCTGCTTGGCAAAACAGAGGTTCCAGGCGATGTGCAGAACCTTTCGATTGAACCGATCAGTGCAAACAGTGCTCGCCTGCGCTGGGATCAGACCGTTGATCTTGACGTGAAGGTGAATGGTCTTGTTCACATCAAGCACAGCAGCCTGACTGATGGAACGGGCACTTGGCCGAATTCTGTTGACCTAATCCCTGCTGTTGCGGGCAACTCAACGGAAGCCATCGTGCCGTTGGTTGAAGGTGAGATCCTCGTCAAATTTGAGGATGACCTAGGCAACAAAAGCACAAACGCCACCAGCGTCTTGGTGGACTTCCCTGATGCTGTCGGCAGGATCACGGTTCAAACCCGCAGGGAGGATCAGGACACCCCGCCGTTCCAAGGCACTAAGACAGACTGCTTCTATAGCGACGATCTTGACGCATTAGTGATTGATGGTGACGACACCTTGGACGACGTGGCAGACGTTGATGCCATCACGTCTTTCGATTTCTTAGGCAGCATCAAAAGTTCTGCTGAGTATCAGTTCAACAACACGCTGGACCTTGGGGCTAAGTTCTCGCTGGATATGAAGCGTCACTTCGTCACGCGGGCTTTCTTCCCTAATGACACCATCGACGCTCGCACTGCGTTGATTGACACCTGGAACGACTTTGACGGCACAGAGGCTGACGCTGTTAACGCGAAGCTCTACATGCGAAGGACTGACGACGACCCCACAGGGACTCCGACTTATACGGCCTGGCAGGAGTTCGTGGCCGGTACGTTTGCGGGCCGTGCTTTCCAGTTCAAGGCAGAGCTGACCAGTGCTGACATCGCGCAGAACATCTTGATTGACCAGCTGGGGTATGAAACCAGTTTCCAGCGCAGGGAGGAGACAGGGCAACCCACAGCGTCGGGCACCAGTACCAAGTCGGTGGCTTTCGGCAATGCCTTCTTTGTTGGCACGTCGGCGCTAGGCAACCTGAATAACTTCCTGCCCAGTGTCGGCGTCACGGTTCAAAACCTTGGCGCAGGCGAACGGGTCAACATCAGTAATGTGTCGGCCACTGGTTTTGATCTTGACGTTCTGGATTCAAACGACAACAACGTCGATCGAAACTTCAGTTATACAGCTGTGGGCTTTGGCAGGGGCGTTTAATATGCAGGGAATGTTGTCCGCAGCGGGCTAGGTCATGGCAACCCACGATTATGTAATTGCAAACGGAACAGGCGCTGCAGTCCGTTCTGATTTGAATGATGCCTTAGCCGCAATCGTCAGCAATAACAGCGGAAGCTCCGAGCCAGCCACAACCTACGCGTTTCAGTGGTGGGCAGATACAACGGCCAACGTTCTGAAGATCAGGAACAGCGCCAACAACGGCTGGATCACCCTGCGTGAGCTTGACGGCACGCTGCTGATAGAAGACGGAACGGAAGCGGCTCCAAGCTTATCTTTCGCCACTGACTTGAATACTGGGCTATTTAGAAGTGCAGAAAATAAATTAAACATATCGGCTGGCGGTGCAGAGCGCCTTGAGATTGGCAGCTCTGAGGTTGTATTTAACGACCCCAGCAATGATGTTGACTTCCGCGTGGAGTCAAACGGCCAGACTCACATGTTGTTTGTCGATGCGGGAAATGATCGCGTTGGCATTGGAACGTCGTCGCCTGGAGTTCTGGTAGACGCTGCAGGGTCTAATCCAACGCTGAGAGTAAGGGCTACAACAAGTAACACAGAAGTTTCTACGCTGAGGCTTACAGAAGACAACAGTTATGTTGGCGCTTACGTCAAATACGACGGCAGCACAAATTTAACTCACATTGGCACCCACTCTGCAGCTGACTCCAATTCTGCAAATGACAATAACGCCATTACCATTGTTCGCGACAACAGAAGAGTTGGCATTGGAACGACGTCGCCTGCATATAACCTGTCAGTCGAAAGTACATCTGGCACAAGCATCAACATCAAAGCGGGAACAGCAAGCACTGCAAGACTTCGTTTTGGCGACAGTGGGGATGATGACATCGGACAAATAATTTATGACAACGGTGGTAATTCCATGCGTTTTCATACAAACGCTGCCGAGCGATTCCGCGTCGACAGCTCAGGAAATTTTGCCATAGGAACGTCGTCGCCTACTTCTAAATTTGACGTAGAAGTTGCGACCAATACAGGCATCAATTTTACAAATATAAGTACAGCTCCAATCATTGATTTTAAAGCTAATTCTGTTGAGTCTGCTGGCCGCATAAGAGTCAACGAAGCCAGCGGTGGCGGCGTCATGCAATTCGCCACAAAAACCACTGGTGGCACGATTACCGAGGCGATTCGAATTGACAGCTCGCAAAATGTAAACATTGGATCAAATATTTCTTCTAATCCATTCACATATTTGAGGTTTGGAGCATCTCAACACGGTGCTGCGGATATTAGACCAACAAATGAAGGTTCTCATAAAGTAGGACTATCGTTTTATACAGACGGCACGCAAGATACAACAATCAATCCGACAGAGCGGCTGCGAATCCTCTCAAGTGGCGGCATTACTTTTAACGGCGACACGGCGCAAGCAAACGCTCTCGACGATTATGAAGAGGGCAGTTTTTCAGTTGCTTATGTTTCAGGACTTACCGCTGACACCTATGCAAATACAGGAGGCCATTATACAAAAATTGGCAACCTTGTTACTTTTACTATAAGAATTGCAGGTGCTGGCAATAACTCAGGCAGTGAACAAGTGCAAATTGGTAACTTGCCGTTTATAGCGAGTTCAAGCGCGATGGAAGGCGGTGCATGGTTTAACTTTAGACACAATTTAGATACAGGTGGCGCTCCGTTTATGCATATTGTTAAAGGCGGCGATGATATTCTTTGGTACACAAGTGGCGGCTCTGCCTGGGTTGGTTCAGATGGAGCTGGTCTAAACAATAAAACATTTCACATCCAAGGGTTTTACTACACCGATTCATAAATACTACGCCTAAACCTATTTCGTCTGGAGGACGTTCTTAATGGCTATTACAAAACGACTACACGGAAATTGCCTTTACTGGAAAAAATGGAGGTCTATGGGGTTCTAATGGAATCCGTGTCAATGGTCTTGGCAGCAGCGGAGGCTCCATCCAAATGTCTGGTACTTATATGGCTAACTAGCCCGCAACGGCTCAAAACTATGCCTAAACCTGTCACGTCTGGAGGACGT